GGTCCCTGCGTTAATGCCCGTTTCCATTTCCATTGCTAAATTGAATATCTCTTGTTGCGTCTTTAAGCTTTTCAACATCTTTTTTAAGTTTTTCAATTTCCTTTTCGGCCTGCATAAGCATAACTTTAACGTGCAGGTTTTCTTCTAATATCTTTTGTTGTTTTTCAGTATCTTCGGCCAAGGCTTCTAACAAAAAGAATTGTTCTTTGTCAACAGGTACCTGATCTGCTTTTTTTAGTAAATCTGCTTCCATTAACTGAAGTCTTGTCTCTAATGTATTAAGTGTATTAGTTAAACCAATATACATATATACAGCAAAACCTGCTGCAGCTATCAGTGAACCAATAGTTTTAATATCTGTTTTTACAGATGTATCTTCAGTTATCTTGGACATTAGTAGAAATCTTTAAATACCCAATCTACAAATTTTTTCCATAATTTTTTAATCATTGGTCTCTCCTTATTAATTTGTTTTAACAAATCTTCTTCGTTGTGACAACAATTTTTACATTTACAATAATCTTCACAAGAAGAATCACTCACATAATATCCTTGTCCTTTACAATGACATTTGTGATTACATTTTTTACATATTCTTTTCATTTTCATTTACCTCATAAAACATTTTATCAGAATCTTCAGTTACCCAATCTCTTCCTTCTACATCCCAAACACTAGATTGTACCTTATAGTCTGGCCATTCATTGCTTGTTGTGTAATTATTTATATGCCAAATGATTCTGTTATTTGGCTGGGCAGCATAATTTCCATTATCTAATGCAATTATGTGTGCACATTTGTGCTCTTGCGGAATTTCAGAATGTTCCGTATTTAGTATATTAGTCTCTGGGTGAGCCCAGTCAATAGTAAATAAATATTGACCAGTGTAAAATTTTTTATCTTTTCCGAGATATTTACCTTCTACACCAGCTAAAAAATCAAAAGTATGAACGCTAGGCCAATAACTAAAGCAATTCCATAATTGAAGCTCGTCGACGCGCATATTCGGAACTTGGCTTCTTGAAAAATTTTTTTGAAAAAACGCAGAAATCGGTAATCTATAGTAGACAGCGCCATTCGGTAACATAATGTGAAATAATAACGCACGGCCTGAAATAGAAGCAACACCGAAGATAATACATTCTTCACTTTCATCTTGATGTTTTTTAAGATCATAAAGATATTCCTTCCTTACATTGCAATAGATCGGTGGTATGTTTGCATTTAAATAAGCCATAATTCCTCATCATTTTATTTCTCCCCAGTTAGGGCCAGATTCATAATCTACTTTGTTTGGAACTTCTAGATCTACTGCTTGTTCCATTATTTCTTTTATTATACCAGCTTGTTTATCTGATTCAATTGAAAAATCTAATTCATCGTGAATTTGTATATGTGCTAAATATCCTTCTTTATACAAATCAACCATAGCTTTTTTAGTCATATCTGCAGCTGAACCTTGAATTAATTTGTTTAATGCTTTGTAAGTAAACGCTCTTCTATGACCATTATTATACCAATAATTTTTTTTAGGTTTACCTTCACTATCTTTAATAATATTTCCATCTTCATCTTTTAAATGTGGTCCCATATTTTTTAATTCTAACATTGTTTCGTGATCTTCTGCAGGAACAAAAGTACCCCATTCTGAACCTCTCAATATTGGTTCATACTTTGGAAATCTACATCTTCTACCTAATAATGTTTTTATTCTACCTTTGTTTTGAGCAACTGACATTACACCATTCATTAATTGTTTAACAAATGGAACTCTGCTGTGATAAATATCAAATAATTCATTTGCTTTTTCTTTTGAAACATTTAATTCATTTTGTAATTTAGCTTTACCCATACCATAAAATAAACCTAAATTAATTGTTTTAGCTTCTTTTCTATCTATTTGTGCCATATCAGCTACTATTTGATGAAAGTCTGTTGATGGATCGTTTTCATAAGAAGTAGCTATTGCTTTAGCTGTTTCATAATTAAATCTTAATGCATAGTGTGCAACTAATCTTGGTTCTTGTTGTGAATAATCAAATGTTCCCCATTTACAATTTTCTTCTGGTATAAATAAACTTCTAATTAAAGGACCTGTATCTGGATCTCTTGCAGGTATTTGCTGTAAGTTTGGATTATGATAACTAAATCTTCCTGTAACTGTTCCTCCTTCATCAGATCTTATTTGATTAATATCTGCGTGGATTCTACCTTTGTATTCGTGATCTAATATAGTATCAATAAATGTCGTACTAACCTTGTTTATTTTTCTTGCTTCTGCTATCATACGAACTATCGGATCAGTATGATTAGAAATAAAATTTTTAGTAAATGATGGCGCATTTGATTTCTCAGTTGTTGCATAAGGTAAATTTAATTTATCAAAAACTTGTGCAATACTTCTTGCAGCCCATATCTGAGGTTCTATTCCTGTTGCTTTTTTCACTTGGAATAATAATTCTTCTTCTTTTTTGGTTAATTCTTTTTTTAATTGATTTGCTTTTTCAACATCTACCCGGACGCCTAGGAACCTCATATCGACTAGACAAGGAAAAAGATCAGTTTCAAGATTAAATATATTTTCTAAATCATCTTCAATTATTATTTTTTCTAAATGATGCCAAAGTTCTAATGTTAGTGCTGCATCTTCTTCTGCATATGCACCAACTTCACTTGCAGGTAACTTCCACATATCAGCTTTAGGATCTAATCCTCTTTCTTTAGCTGCTTTGTTAAGTAAAGTTTCATTTTTACCTTTATTTAAATAAACCCAAGACAATGCATTTAAAGTATAATTAAATCTATTTTCATCAATCAAGGATGCTGCAATCATTGTATCTATTATTCTACCATTTATTTTTATACCCATAGACTTAATCCAACATACGTCATACATTGCGTTATGAAATATTTTTGTAGCAGGTGATTCACAAATATCTTTAAACCAATTTAAAACTTTATCTCTGTCCATATTTGGACCTTCACCGTGAGCTATTGGAAAATAATTTTTATATCCATCTACAGCTACTGCTATTCCTACCACTTCACCATTACCTTTAATGGACCCTGAACCCAGACTCTTTAAATCTGGATCTCTTGTTTCTAAGTCTATTGCTATTTCTTCTGCGTTTCTTAAATCAGGATATTCTGTAGGTGCTACCCACTCTGTAGTTGGCATTAACATTATTTTTTATTCCTCATATCTTTTATTTTTTTAATTTCTAATTCACAATAATGAATTATCTTTTCTAAATCTTCTATTCCATTTTTATTTTGGTACCTACAAACGTACTTCACAACGTTCCCCTGAAAGAAGCTGAGATTATTTTTAGATATAAATTCATACGGTTGTATGTGAAACGATTTATAGTGACTCCCGCCTATTTGTTTTTCTTGAGGAAAAACACTTTTAAATATAGATTTGTCTGTCATTACTTTAATACCTCCATTATATTAATTATGAAATAAGTCAATGTTACTATTATAAATATATCGCTAGTTAGTATTTTCATTTTTATCCTTTTGTTAAGTGGTAGTCATTGATTTGACTGAGTATGAATGAAACAGGGATTCGAGAAGTCAAACCAACTTCGCTAACCAGGCTCGATGCTACCACACACCGTTTAGGAAAGTTCTCTATCCCATTCTGTTTATACATAGTGTATAATTTTTTAAAACTTGTATTCATTTTTTTTATTCTTAGCTTTTAATTTATATAGATCATCTCTTGCACGAGTTGATCCAACGTACCAAACTCTATGTTCTTCATCATTCTTATCGTCACTTTTTTTTGATGATTTCTTAACTGTTCTACCTAAATCTAAACAAAGTATAACATTATCTTCTTCTCCACCTTTTGCTGCGTGTATTGTGGATACCCATATCCTAGCTGGTTTGTCTAGGTCTTCTCCATTTTCCAACATATTTTTTATATACTGTCTGTCTGTTAATTTTGATTCTTCAAATGCATCAACCCATTCTACTTCGTTATTCCATTTATCTATGGGTAAACCGGTAAATTCATTTATATCTTTTATTTCTTTTTCATCTAATTGTATTCCTCTACACCAAGAATTGTAGTTAATTGATGAATTATATAACCTAACTTGAAAACTCTTGCCTTTATTGGTTTGATAGTATAGATTTCTTTTCCTTAATTCTTTAGTCATTTCAACTAATCTATGTATGGTCCTGGTTAAAATTAACCATTTACCTTTGGTTAAGTCTACTTGATCTAAATTATTTATTCTTTCTGATTTGCCTTCAAAGTCTCTTGGATAATATAATTTTTCTTTTCTTAGTCCTCTAATTTTTTCTAATGGTAATTGTGATTGCTCTTGTACGGCTTTTGATATTCTTTTTGAATATTTTAATACTCTTTCTTTTCCAGGTTCTTGAATAAATCTATTTACATCTGCGCCTGCCCAGGCAAATATAGCTTGGTCATCATCACCAGCTAAATAAATATCATCTGAATATTCTTTTAATTTATCATATAATTTCCATTGTAATGGAGATAAGTCTTGAGCTTCATCTATGAATATAGCTTTAAATCTAGGTAAATCTTGTTTTTGTAAAAGTCTTTCAATCATATCATTAAAATCTAGTTTACCTGTAATTCTTTTATATTCTTTTAAATTTTTATCTAAGTTATTTAAAATAAACCATTTAACTTCTTTTCTATTATGTTCATTCCTGTCGTATTCTTCTCTAACTGTAGTACATCTATTGATTGCTCTACCAATCATTTTAAAATATGGACTTTCAATATTTAAATAAAATATTTCTTCTTTATTAAATTTATCATAATACTTAACTTTTATATTTAGTTCTTTACCTATACTTATATAATCTTCTGGTTGCATAACCATAGTGTCATTTAAATCTAATTGTTGAAATGCAAATGAATGAATAGTTCTAAAGTAAACAAGTTTATCTTCTTCTGCTGGCATTCTTTTTTTAGAAATTTCTGCTGCCTTTTTTGTAAAAGCAAAATAACCTATTTGATGTAAAGGTGTTCCAATTCTTATGTAAGCCTTGGCTCTACTAATTAATTTATGAGTTTTACCTGTTCCTGGTGGACCAAAATATTTATATATCATTTCTATCCTTATAGTCTTTTTTAAAATGACACATCCATAGCCAATTCCAAAAAGAACCTTGCCATCTACCAAATCTATTCAACCAAGATTTATCTTCCATATTTTCTATTTCTTCTATTTCGTGTTGAATCTGAAGTTTTTTTCTTTCTTCTTTTGGTAACGACATAAATATTCTGTATGCTTTTCTATTATTTATCATATTAAATTATCTCCTCTTCTTGTTTAAATTTTGCTATTTCTATAACGTCTTCATCATCTTGATCTTTCTCAAACAAATATAATGGTATGACTGCACATCCACTTACACCTGGATATGATTTACCTGTTTTTTTATCTTTGCCTGGAAATCTTTTTTTCTTATCAAATTGTGGTTTTGGTAAATTTGCATCTTCTTTTTCAAACATTTTTTCAATCATATAAGAAGTTCTTGATGAATCTTTTTTCCATTCATTATCTTTTAAATCATTATAAAATTCGTCATAAACAAAATATGCATAGGTATCGTCTTTTAGTACGTTTCCACTTTTAAAAGAATTGTAACTAGTAGCTTGAGTGCTATGAATATAATGTTTTAAATGTTTCTTTAATATTTCAATTGGTGTGGTTCCTGGAGCCGGTTGCACTGTATCTTGAGTTGCTAATAAATTTTTTATGATCTCATAAAAATCCATAGATTTTATTGGAGGAGGAAGTTCATCAGCTTGTGCCATAATCAAACCTCTTAATTCTTGTTGATCTTTTATTTCATTTTTATTTCTAGCGTGCACAGAAACAGTTTCACCATCATCTCTTTCAACATCAAAATAATATTCTGGATCAGGTTTAAAATCTATTTTGACTAAATTAGTAAGTCTTGGCCAAGTAATTTTTTTATCAGATAATATTCCAAAACTTCTTTTTATACATTCCGATTTAATACACACTGGTGCTAATAATTGATCGTGACAAGTATGTCCCTTAGTATCTTTCTCCCAATTCTTAATTTTCTTTTTGATGTAGTCATCTGTCCAAGTTTGATCAAACTCAAAATAATTTCTACCAGCTTGTAATACTTTATTTTTCCAACCATCAGGATATTTCTTTTTAGCAAAGACCATATAGTTATATAAAAATCTATCTCTACCATCAGTCATTTTATTTTTACTTAATATTTCTAAACAAGGTGGACCATCTTTAAATTCATCTGCACCTCCAGTTAATTCATTTCTAATTATTGAGTTAGACATTTCCTTTAATTTTTTTGAATCAACCTGATTTAATTCAACACATTTTAAAAATAAATCTAAACTCATTTCTTTACCTGAAGGATCTAATGCAACTCTTTCTGAACCATTGAAGTATGGAAGATTTATAAAATTACCATTTATCTTGTCTCCTTCTATATTGCTTCCTAGTTTAGTTTGTTTTGGAAATATTTCTGTAGTAATTGGTAGATTAAATAAAAATAATATTTCTTCTAAAAAATCTTTTATCTCTCTTGCTTTTACAAATTCTTTCATAAAAACATATAAATGAAGTCCATTACTTTTTGATTTAATTGGTATTAGAGGTAATTGTTTTTCTTGAATTACTTTTAAATAAAATTCTATATCTAAATCTTTATATACTTTTGGATCAATATCTATTGCACCAAATCTTGCATAACCATTGTCATCACAAGGTTGTATACCTATTGATTTTTTTCCATTTAAATGAAGTTTGTAATCTTCATCAGTGATTGATTTTCCTGACCAACCATAATCACCTGAATGAAATTTTATTTTTCCAGTGTTTGGATCTTTATAACCATTACTTATATTACAAAAACCGTAATTACGTTTTAATCCAGTAAAATATTTTATATACGTGTCTGTCATAAACTCTTTCCATTATAAAGAGGCGGCCGCAGTCTCCCGTTGCCGCCTCTTCTTGCAAGTATTCACTCAGTGAATTAGATAATGTCCCCAGTTTTAGGACCATTGCTTTTTTCATATTCTGGTTTAACAGCACCTTTTGACACAGTCTTTTGTAATTCCTTTGCCATTAAATATAAATCAGCATCTTGTTTTTTATTTACATCTAAAGCTCTTGCCATAGATGGTTTATAAACGTG